ACGGGCTTTGTGGTTTTCATGTATAACCTCTTTAACTAATAACGTTTATATAAAAGTCTAGTGATCCTATGTTACTACCATATCTCGAAGTATAAAAGCTAACAGAAGTATTACCTGAAGGTAAAGTTACTTGAGGACTTTTTAACCAGTATTTGCCGCTATTAGTATTTGATCCTGAAGTTTCTGCATAAACGTAATAATTACCGGCAGCAGCATTTGTAGAACCAGTACTACTTGAAGGAGTACCACCACTGTCTCTGTTCCATCGATACGAGGAGGTTCCTGATCCTAAATTCGAAAAAGACAAGGTTGAAAAGTTGTTATTAGTGATCGAAGTAGTTGTTTTAAAAGACTCTAATGAAAATTCAAAACTATAATAAGTGGTTGTAGTTCCACCGGACATCAGTCTTATATAGTCTATCTGAAAATCTCCTCGGTAACTAGTACCAGACGCGCCGTTGACGTATCGCCAAACAAGTTCTACAGTACTTCCTGCGTAAGGGCTAGTGTCTACTGAGTGAAGACCCCAAGCGTTAAAGCTTGTTTGTCCAGTTATAGTTGCTAAGGAAGGAGAGAGACCTAAGTCTGGGCCTGAAGCAGGAAGACTCGTGCCTAACCCAAAGGCCCTTGATGATGCTGCGCCAAAGGTAGAAAGCATATAATTACCCCCTACGCAAACTGTGTCTGGCTAGCTATCACAACATAGGCAGATAACTCAGCCGGATTAATTATTGTGATGCTGTAGCTGTCAATCCCGCTTGCGTTGCCGCTTGTCGGGGCTGTCCCGCCCTGCCACTTCACACTGGAACTAATAAGTGTTCCATCAATTCCAATACCATTTATATAATAAGCTGTGCTGCCTTGCTGGAACATGAACACTGTTGTTATGCTTTGCCCGACAGGAAGAAACGTGCCGCTTGATAGTCCTGTAAGATTAATCATGCGGTTTGCAGTTTGGTCAACATTGCAGAGAACAATCGCAGGACCAGTATCTAGTGCATGTACTAAAGTGCCTGTAGTTGAGCTGTCTATAGAAACCTTCTCGCGTATTTCCTCAAACGAGGAAGTGCCAGAGGCTGTTAGTCCTACAGTGCTAGTATCTCCTATAACAGTAATTCCAGTTGGGTCAACTTTAAGTCGATCCGCTGCAGAGTTGCCAGGATTATTACCCGCATTTGCAATACGAAAAACAACACCACCATCTTCAGTGCCGTCTGTAATGTCTTGTTGATACCCTGCAATTTTTGAGTAAATCTGATCGTTCCCTGCTGAATTTATTCCATAAAAGTTTATCCCTCCCAACAGGTCGCCATCTGCTGAGGAAGGGTTTTGTTTCTTCAAATTAAAATTGGGTCTTACATTGCTAGTCTCTTGTGTAGAAATAAGAGTAACAGTATCTCCAAAAGCAGGGGTGCTAACGGAAAGGCTAGCAAGATCTCTTGTTTTAGTCATTTACTGTCTCCTACTCTGCTATGCTGCCAGCCATGTCAGGCTGGGACATTACCCACGTATAACACTTGGATAAAAAAGTGTCTCCCGTAGCAGCTTCAATTTCTGTGAGAGAGGCTTTGTAACGTTTAAAGTCTACATTACGGGTGTTATCACTGGGCGGCGGTGTAGCGTAGCCTGATAGGTCAATCATAACTGTAAACTTTGGGTTGTCTTCTCGTTCTCTTGAAACTATTGCAGTGACAATGCGATAGTACGCACCGTCAAAAGCAATACCGTACTGTGAGTTTTCTGTAGTTATATTATTTGTAATAGCCATTTATTTATTCCTATGCAAAAGTTACTTCAACAGTGCGAATGTTAGCTACCCAACGAATGTTGTGGCTTGCTTCACCTGTTGCTGTAATTAACAAAGCGTTGTTTGTGTTGTCGGCAGACAAAGCTACCCCCCAGTTTGAAGTGTTAGAAATTGCTGTGATTACACTATTCGCAAGGGTAGTAGTCCCCCCGTCATTGACTAAAAGCCCCTTAACTTCCCAGCTACCGTAGCTTTGTGCGCCGTTTTGCATTGCAACAACTATACCATTAAATGTTATGCAAGTGTCAGTCGCCGCTGTGATCGCATAAACGGGTTGAAGGCTTGCCCCACCTGCAGTTAGGGGGAGGGGAGTTGCACCGGTAGTGGCTAACTGTAAAACATATTCACCGCCTTGGGCGTCACCACCAGCTGCAAATTTACCCGATGCGTGTGTTCTACAACCCCATGTAGAAGATAGACCATAACGTCCATGAACAAGAGAATATGCTGCCGATGCAGTGTTTTCACCGCCTAATGCTGCGGCTCCGCCGTTTGTTACAGAATTGTTGTAACCATACGCAAAACTGTAAGTACCTGATATGTCGTTGCTCTGGCCACCTGCTATGGTACTATAATCCCCTGTTATAATGTTGTCTCTGCCGCCTGCTATAGCACTATAAGACCCTGCACTCGTAATATCATTATCCCTGCCACCAGATATATTGCTAGAATATCCCTCAACATCATTCTGGAAACCAAGACTAACAGAGTAAGCGCCATTTGCATCAGCGGCAGACCCAGACGTTATAGAACTTTGTCCCCCTGCTTGTGAGTACCTACCTAGTGCAATCGAATTTGGACCAAGCGCCCCATAAGTAGCACTACTGGATTCGCCACCTGCTGCAAAACTATCTGTACCACTAGCGTAAGATTGCCCAAACGCCATTGATCTCAATCCTGTCGCTGTTGCAGTCTTTCCTATTGCTACAGATTTACCACCACTTGCTACAGCAGCCTCACCTATAGCTATAGCGTTTGATCCAGTAGCAGAGGGTTGTGCGGAAGGGCTATTTTCATTACCTGCATAAAGAGGAGCACCTGAAGCAGCTTCTGCCCAAGTAAGTCCTCCTGTGTTTCCACTTTGAGCAGTTAACACATAACCGTTAGTAGGGGTGTTAGAAATTTTAAGGTTGTCTTCGTCAACTACGTTGGAAGCAATAACAGTTGCACCATCCGCTGTAGAAGTAACTTCACCACTGTGATTAGGATGTACATAGTTGTTAGCAGAAGAAGCAATACCGTCTAGCTTGGTTCCGTCTGCAGAAACATCTCTACCATCTACAGTAAACGACCCTGTTAAAAGGTTTCCTCCTAGTTCTGGTGACTGGTCAGTAGAAAGTTCTACTACTCCGCTAGTAAGAACCCCAGCAGAGGTAAACTTTTGTATTTCTAGTAAGTCACCTACTGCTGCGCCTGTTGCTAAAACAACAGAAGTCCCGTTAGTAGCAGTATAGTCTGCGTCTTGTAGTTTTACCCCATTCAAAAATACTAGTATAGTATTAGGAGAGTAAGTAGTTGTAAAGGTAGTTTGTCCGGCTGTAGCAGTAAACTCCGCATCTGTCATAACAGCGTAGTCTAAGGCTGTAGCTGCAACCCAAGAACTACCATTCCAAACCCGCAGGTTTCCTGCAGTACTATTGAAGTACAAAGAGCCTGTTATTAAAGCATCCCCGTCATTATCTACAGTAGGATCACTTGACTTAGCACCTAAGTAGCGATCATCAAAAGAATCATAAAGAGTCGCAGTGTTTGTAGCACTAGTGGCTGCATTAGTAGCAGAAGTTCCAGCGTTAGTAGCAGAGGTAGCAGCGGCAGTTGCACTGGTAGACGCAGCGGTTGCCTGAGTCGTAGCCGTTGAAGCGGAAGTAGCAGCGTTAGTTGCGCTTGTTGCTGCATTAGTTTCAGAACTACCTATGTTACTTAAGGAAGTTGCAGCAGCGGTTGCGCTAGTGGCGGCGGCTGAAGCGGAAGTACTCGCATTACCTTCGCTAGTAGCGGCGGTAGTAGCAGAACCACTTGCAGAAGTAGCACTAGTCGCGGCGGCGGTTGCACTAGTAGCAGCGTTAGTAGCACTAGTAGAAGCGTTAGTAGCACTAGTCGCGGCAGCAGTTTCGGAAGCAGCTGCGTTGGTTTCAGAGCTACCGATGTTACTTAGAGAAGTTGCAGCGTTAGTAGCACTAGTAGCAGCGTTGGTTTCCGAGGTTGCAGCGTTAGTCGCGCTAGTAGCGGCATTAGTGGCAGAAGTGAGTGCCTGATTTGCCTTGGTGTTAGCCGTAGCCGCACTTCCAGCGGCGGCAGTAGCACTGCTTGCAGCTTGACTTGCAGAAGTTGCTGCACTGGCACTAGGAGCTTCCCACGCACTGCCATTAAAAAACTTTAGTACGTTGGTAGTAGTGTTAAAGTAAATATCACCAACAGTAAGGGCGTCTCCGTCATTGTCTACAGTAGGATCAGTACTGTAAGCACCTAAGTAGGTGTCATCAAAGTTATCAAACAAAGTTTGAGCGCTTGCTAAGGCAGTGTTAGCGCCAGTAGCACTAGTCGCGGCGGCGTTTTCAGAAAGAAGAGCAGCAGCGGCACTTGCAGAAGAAGCTGTAGCACTAGTAGCAGCGGCAGTTGCGCTATTGTAAGCGGCGGTATAAGAACCAGCTGCATTGGTCTCTGCTGATTCTGCTGCATTTTTAGCAGTTGTAGCACTGGTTGCAGAGTTTGTAGCAGAAGTAGCACTAGTAGCTGCGCTGGTTTCTGAACTAGCGGCGTTATTTTCCGAAGTAGAGGCATTACTAGCAGAGGTGCTAGCAGAACTTTCCGAAGCCAAAGCAGCGGCGGCAGAGACAACTGCTGAAGCCTTTTCTTGTCCAGCTAAAGTAGCCTGTTGCGCAGCAGTTACAGCAGAAGCTGCGGCGGTAGTTGCAGAGCTAGTAGCAGAGTTTTTAGAAGACAGTGCGGAGGCTTCCGAAGTAGAGGCATTACTAGCACTGGTAGCGGCCTCTGCTGCAGGATACTCCCAAGAAGTGCCGTTATAAACCCCTAGCTCAGAAGTAGTAGTGTTAAAAAATAAAGCGCCAGTTGTGCCAGAAGGTTCAGTTGCTAAAGACCCTAAGTATTTTGTACCAAAGTCAGTTAGTTGATTTACTAACGCTGAACCACCAAGATTCACAGTGCTAAGAGTATTACCCGCGCCATCAACAATAGTAACAATAGTGTCATTATTGGAGTCGAGGACAATAGAAGATATAGAATCTCCTTTAGCTCCTTGTGAACCAGTTCTTGAAAGGGTCAATGCTACGCTGTTGGAAGTTGCATTCAAGTTTACGTTGTTAGCAGAAACAGTAGTAGTATAAGCCATTGTTTAACTAGCCTCCGTTGGAGAGTAACGTACTTCAACTAACCCGCGCATAGGTTTGTAAATTTGTTTAGCCGTTCCTGTTGCAGTGTCTTGTAACTCTAACCCGATAAACCCATAAACAGGGTTTCCAGGAGAAGGTGCTTGATCCCAGTTAGCAATTAAGGTCTCTGGGATTACCACATCGAAAAGATTGTCTGTGCTATCAGCGTCGATAATAAGGCCGTTAGCTACGGTTAACTCAATAATTTGTGGGCTTGTTGCATGTTGCGTAGGTTTGGTGCCAAAGGCATCATTGTTACCTTCTACAATTTTTGCAGTTATAGTATAACCTGTTAGGTTAGTAATCCAACCTATAGTTAAGTTTAACCTTATTTGTTCTCCGTGAATTACAGAGACAAGAACAGAACCATCGTCTGTAATAAGATCTTTTGAAGTTGATGTGATACTTGATCGTGCCATTGTGTTCTCCTCATGCCGATCCTCAGATGGGCGTCAACGGGTGATTAAAGAGACCGCCACCTTTAGCGATCTCTATTTTTATTATTTCTTTTTGCCGCCTTTTTTAGGTGGACGACCTTTTTTAGTTCCGTAAGTTCCCATTCCTTTTGGCATAGTTATTTTCCTCCTCCACCTTTGTTGTTATTGCTTCCGCGTTTTCTACCACGATTAAACTCTGCAAGTTTCTTAATAGCTGCTCTTTGTGCAGCTGACCCCCACGCTTTAGCCGTGTTTATTGCACCGCCTTTACGATCACCACCTTTGCCAGTAACTTTCCCAAAAATAGCTTGTCTTCCTCTAGTTTTAAAAGTTTGAACCATAGCCTTGCGCTCTTGTTTAGTATCAACTTTTTCGTAAGCGCTTTTAATCGCTTTCTTTTTCTTAGAGATTGTTTCAGAAGTTTTATTTTTAACAGCTACTTTAAGGTTTTTAGCAGAAGTTAAGGCTCCTGAGAAATTACCTGCGCGGAGTCTTTTTGCTACGTTGCTACCTGCACTAGACACAGTAGGTAACTTTGCCCCACTACCACCAGTACCTTTACCAGAGTTTTTAGGTACTCGAAACCCTGATCTATTAGTAGAAGCTCTACCTGCAAGAGAGGTGTTAGGGGTACTTGATCCCTTTTTTATTTGTCCAATTTTTTTGCCGCCTTTTACAACCCAACGATTTCCAGGTTTTAAAAAAGAAGTACTTTTATCCATTGTTGCCATTAGGCTATTCCTTTAGTTAATTTTTTATACTTAGCAGTAAGTTTAGCGGCTTCTGACGAGGCTGTTGATCGATTACTGCTTGTTTGATAAGCTGATGTCTGGGCTGAAGAAATAGCCGCCCGTTTTTTAGCGTTTTGTTGGCGTAAAACCTTTGCTGCTCCTCCTGCTGCTATCCCTGCAGCAACATACCCTGCAGCTCTGACTTGGGGGTTGCCTCTAGAAGCACTCTTAACCATACCAGCCCCATACTTCTTAGTAAGAGACTTTTCCATGCCCTTTATAACACGATTTTTCTTACCTACATCGTGGGCAAGAATACGTACTAGGTTGTTTATCTGGTCATGTCTGTGTTGGTTACTAGCCATACCCTTAGTTACAGCTGCAATGTCTTTTTTAATCCAAGAAGGTTTAGCACCTTTCTTCTTAGACATTCTCTTTAACTCTTTCAAAGCTTTCAAGTTATGAGCTTTAGTCTTATCATAGGATTTAGAAGCCGTACGACCAAACTTAAGGGTCTTACGTGCTTTAGCAGAAGCTGCCTGAGCTTTTTGTAAAGCTTTTCTTTGAGCAAATGACATAGATCTTTTATTTAATAGTGTTTTACCAACTTTTCTAGCTACAAAAGATAATAGCATTATAATTCCTTTCTTAAAAGCCGAAGCCTCTTTTTGTTACTTTTGTTCCCGCCCTTACAGGCCAGAGGTACTCTACAGCATACCGTATACCATCTGAGAAGTGTTCTACACCGTCCTTCTTACAGATAGTAGCAGTATTGGGGTTGCCATCAACCCACACAGTCCTTTCCATAGACTGTATGACGTTAGTGCAACGAGGGTGAACATAGATATCTATAGTACCCTTAGCGTTTTCTAACTTCTTGTTAACAGCAGCCACCGAGTCCACTATGGGGGGAGCCTTGTTATGTGATCGTAGTTGTATACCGTGGGATAGCAAGATACTAAAGTCGGTAACGCCCACAGCAGCAGAGGTCTTTCGAGCCTTCCCTGCAGGGTCAGGATAACCGATAATCTTGTGTCCTTTGTATTTAGCCACTAGTGATTGAGCCAACGTCTCTGTGTCTGGATGTCCTATACTTTCAGCAAGTATGTGCATTTGACCACCCCTAACCGCGAAAACGGTTGTAGCCTGTATACCAACGTTAAAGTCGATAGCGCAGTGTACATCTTCATTCTCTTCAAAGTCAGGTAGACTGTTGTCTATGTGCTTCTTTCTATTAAACATATAAAATACATTATTACCAGAGTCTTCAAAGGAAGCCTCATACTCTCTAGCAAACTTAATAGGGTCTAGTGTAGTCTTAACCCTTTCGATTTCCGTCTCATCTAGGTACGGCGAATCATGGTAGGTGTAGTGAAAACTCTTCCAGTCATCATCTACATCTTGTCTGTTGTATAACTCCCAAAAGTAATCATATCCTTTGGGTGTACTAATTATTAATGCTCTTCCTGGGTTAGCACCATAGCGCTCTGCATTCTGTTCACTCCAACGAGTAGTAATACATGGCTGGATAATACTCTCCCAAGACTCTTTAAAATTCATTCCTGCACCTTTCCAAGAGGTGACCTCGTCTCCTATAACCATGTACTGTCCACTACCCCGCATCCTTTCGGAAGCTTCGTAGGACCATAGCTTGAGGTTAACGTTTCTAGGGAACCAGAAGTGTCCTGCAGCCCTAGAAGACTTGTCTGCATAACTTTCCATGCCTAACTGATAGGCTAGTAGCGGAAAGTAAATATCTACTGCTTGCTGATAGGTAGGAGCGATGAGAGCTACGTTTTTGTTAGGAACACTTTCATCAAGCTCCATTAATTCTTGTACTGCTATCATGGCAGCTGTAGCACCTAAGTAAGACTTACCAAAGCCCCTTGAAGCACACGCTACAGCATACCTACAGTTATTGTCTATAAATAAGGATTCAATAACATCGGACTGGCCTTCGTTTAATACTATCTCTTGCACTTACTTACTTCCCATGTTAGTTGGAGCATACTGCTCTCCATTGTAAGCAGGATAAGCTTCTTCTTCAACTCCAGAGTTACAACCAAAAACGACTATGCCTAAAAAGATACAGGCGTAGAGTGTGCCACGTTTCATCCACACCATAAAGCCGTCAAAAGCAGTTTCTGCCTGTGTTTGCGCAACTGCTTTAACTATGTCACTCATTAGTCATGTTCCCCGTTGTTACGCCTACCGTTATAACCGTCAAGGCGTTGGGACAGGTTATTAAATACTTGTGGGTTTCTACTAGCAGTGTCAAACGTACCAACTGTTATTGCTATAGCTGCAAGCAAGGCTATGTGTGCTACTGCACTTAATGCAAATACAAAGTAACTACCCAAGAGCATACTAAACACAATACACCACATCCATGCGAGTATCTGCAGGATCATGTGTCTTACTGTTGTGTCTGGAATATTCTTTAAAGGACTTATACTACAATCCATAACAGAATTCCAAGAATCATATATATGTTGTCTCATTAACCAACTCTTTCTACATATTTAGCTATTTGATGTACGAAGGGGAGTAGCCCTATCGCCATTAGTAGGTTTACACCAGTATGAACTACTGCAATCCTTAATGTGTCGTCTTTAGGCATACCATCAGAAACTAACAATCCTGCTAGCCAGATAGTACCTGTAGTGCCAAGGTTAGCACCGAGAACTGCCGCAATAGCCGCAGGTAGTGGAACTGCCCCTGAAGCTACCAACGCTATAATTGCTGTAGTAGACAGACTAGAACTCTGCCAAGCAAGCGTTAGTACTATAGCACCAAAAAACATATAAATAGGATTGGCTGTAAACCACTCCAAGTGTTTCATGTTGCCCATAGCTTTCATTCCACCAGAAAACATTTTAAGACCTACGTAAAAGACTACGAGGCCACAAAGAACTTGTACATAATGGGGCATAAGGGTTTCCTTACTTGTTATATTGATATATCCAAAATCTTTCCTGCTGGAACATCAGGGGTTATTTTTCCGTGTCTGTCATAGTTACTATTGTGATTGTGAAACAACAGCACATCAAGCCTTTCTGCAGGGTCTACTACTCTGAGACTACTTGCGGCTGTTTGTGGTACTTTGACATTCGGGTGATTATTCGGGTGTAGTTTAGGCATATAAGGGTTAGAATAAAACGTATCTCCATAAGCGTTAACATTAATCATCCTTACCTCTCCTTGTTAGAGTAATAGCCACAGGTTTCTTTTCTGTAATCTCTTGCTCTAGTTTGTCAGGGATCTTCTTATAGCCATACATCATAAGGTTGTTAATCAGTGTGCCTTGTGTTGCAATTAACTGTGCAAAGGCACCGCCACCGAGTACTTTCTCACCACTATGATGTTTATCTAACTGGGCTTCAATGTAAGTATACTTCTGAACCATCATTTCAATGGGATCAAATTTTAGCTCTTCAAGCTTCTTGACAGATGCCATAGAATTAATGTTCTTAGAGCCTTTTGGACGACCAGCGCCTTCGCGTTTACCGCCATTTTTATTTTTGCGATTATCTATTCTCATTGGACCTCCTTGAGTCTCTGGGAATTCTGGTTTCTCTTTCAGTTAAAAATAAAAACCTTTAATTACAATTCATTACAGTTTACATAAAACTTGTCTAATAATTAGTTGTTTTTACTCGTTAAAATTACGGTATTTTTCCGAAAGAGCAAGCTTAAGAATCTCAATTTGTTCTTTAAGAGATTCAATCTCGTCTTTCTGTATTTGTAGTTGTCTTTCCAAAGACGCAATAGCGTCATCATCCGACTTTCTTGCTAACATAAAAGTTTTAAACAACCCAAGAAAACCAGCCGAAGCTATTACAACAAACATACCAAGTGAAGCAGGTAAGTATTGTAATATTCCATCCATAGTATTACTTCCGTTTTCCAAGGAGAGCACCAAAAACAAACATCATTGTTAGTGTGTACGGTGCTGCTGCAGCGGTTATGAGGTTCATTCCTCCGTACTCACAGTAAGCAGTAAAGCTTAAGTGACACCAGAAAGAACTTGACAGTAAGTTAAAGACTAACCGAGAAGTTAGGTTTGAAAGGTATAGCTGTCCTACTGCTACGAGGACTAACAGCCATAAAATTACTGTTGGGATTGTTATTAAAGAGAGTCCACCAGAAAGAAGAGTGTAAGTTGTTGCGAGAAGTCCCACTGCGGAGGCCACTTCTAACCCTCTACCATAGTCGAGGTTAGTAAGAGGAGCCTTAAACCGTTTTAGCTTTTCGCAAATGTCAATCATTGTTCTTCTTTAACATTTTAATTATCCTTTAAAGAGTTTCTTTTAATACAAAACAAAAACTAAAACTACTTACATAACCTTTATAATAGTTTTAAAACTACTACCCCCAAAGGTACCTTCTTCAGGGGTTTATATCATAAGCGATCTCTATTTTTCTACCATAAAAGTATGAAAAAAAAAAATAAGGGGGTCTCCCCTACTCTCTAACAAGTAACCCGAAGGCTACCTGAAAGAGAGTAAGGGAGAGGGGCTAGAGGATGTATCCCTCTAAGCCATTTATTTTTCCTTCATACATAGAAGTATACTCGTTCCAAAGTAACCAGTGTTCATTACCTCGATACTCAACAACCATCTTTTCCATGTAGTCTTCTTTTTCTAACTTAACGTAAGTAACTAGCAAGTGATCCATGTTAGCCTTTTTAGGGTGAAAGATTTCTGTCATAGTATTCACCAGTGATGTATTACGTTAACTAACAACAGAGTACCAATAATCACTTGCATAGCGATACCTGCGTAGTTAAGAAATTTAAGTTGAACACGTTGCTTATTAGCAGAATGTTTATATTCTTCATTCATTACACTTCCTCTAAGAGAACAACTTCAACATTCTCAGGATTATCTAGCTTAGATACCATTTCATAGTATTCCTTTGTTGTTACTACTACAGGGTAGTACCCTGCTTCAATAAAGCCGTTAGCGGTTACAACCTCCCAACGGTGAAGAGACCAAGGCAAGTTACCTATTTCTTGGTTAATTGCTCTAAGCTTTTCAGGTATAGGATCAGTAGCAATAATAGTCATGTCAGGGTGTTTCCAACAGTACCTAATAAGTTCTTCTGTAAACTTGTCTATACCATAAATAGCGACAAAGCCAAGATAACCATACTTTTTGTAGTAGTCTTCGTAAGCTGTTTTAGGAGAGTGTTTGAGTTTAATCTTTTTAACAGGACCAGAAGACTCTTTTTTAGGTCTTCCTCTTCCCCGTTTTTCTTCAGTCAGAGTCATTCTGAGGCTTCCTTAAGCTTTTGTTTAGTTCATCAAACCCGCCAACTAACTTTAAAACAGCAGGAACACTCATTCTATCAAGGTCTAGCACTAAAGAACGGTAAGCCTTGTAGGTGTCACTTGTTGGATTAATTTTAGACAAGTTAACCTCTACAAAGTCTTCGTTGTTTTCTTTTAGCAAGTCTTTAGCCATACTGCAAAACAGACAGTTATCTTTGCTAATTACAAGGTGCATTACTCTTCTTCCTCTTCAAGTTCTAAAAGGATACCTTGTTCAAACCCTGAACAGTAAACTTCAAAAAGAATGTCTTCAAGAGTCATTGAAGGGTCTAACTCAAACTCCTCTGAAAACTCGTTAAAAGATTCTTCTGCTAAGTTATCTATTATTTCTTCAAGCCGCAATTCTGTTGTCTTCATAAGTTTTCCTAACTAGTTTTAAAGTCTTCTTCTACCATAGCCAGTGCTCCTATGAGCATAGCCTTTATCATTTCGGGGTCGTTATCCATAGCAATACAGATAAGTTCATCATCTTCATCGTTATCCCAAGTTACTACAACAGCATTTTTTGTAAACACCTTTTCTAGTTGATCCATAATCCAGTCGTGGTTTTTGTAAGGATCCTGTTGAGGAACCTCACGCTGTTTAAACTTTATAACGTTATCTGTCATAGAGGAAGCAAGTTAAAGTAAGTAAGTAACCAGATAGCTACAAACACTTTAGCGGTTTCTATTGCAATTCTAATAGCAGCTATAAAAATCCAAGCAAAAGCTTTACCTGCTCCTGCTCCAACTTCTGTTGCTAAATCTTTTTCTGAATCTCTCACTGACTCTTCCTTTTTTAAACTATTTCTTAATGTTTTTTGTAGTTCTTCTAAACTGCTTTTATTAGTCACAACTCACACCCTCCCGCTGTACAAGCCAAAGTCTGAGAACCCTCTGTTGTGTCTCCTTCTTCGTAGTCTTGAAGTCTATTAAAGTTAACTTCTGGCATTGCTTTTACAGCTTTAATGTACTCTTGTTCAGTACAAGGCGTATAAGGGGCTTGTTGATAAGTATGCTCGGAATAAGGTAAGAAAGACACTCCTGTAAGAGAGTCGAAATTCTTATAACACCAAGCACCTACTTCCATCCATTCATGTTCTTTAACATAAACAGTAACACTAACAGAGTGCTCAGACCAGTATTGTTGATAAATCAACCAGTTTTCTAGCTGTTGAATAGCCCCCTGTTCGTTAGCTAACACGGCCCCTTTAGGAGACTTAATTGGAAAGTAAAACACTGTAGTTTTAGCAGGGTTCATAACGTCTGGTTCGTTAGGCACTCCTTGTGCTTTCATAAAGGTAGTTAAAGGGTCATTATTAGCTTGTCTAACAGCACGTATATAATACTCGGAAAAACGCCCATGAATACCAGAAGCACTATCAACCAGTTGGGACACGGTTCCTGACGGTTTAATTGTTGTAATTGCCGTAGCTTCTTTAATTCCGAGTTTGTTCGCATAGTTGGTGTTTGCATCAATAGCCTCTTGCTTCATTTCGCTTAACAACATAGGATCAGGGTTTTGTAAAAGTTCACAATCCTGAATACCAGTTAAGCTTACTCCTAGTAAAGCTTCATCTTCACAGTTAGTTTGCCAAATTTTACGAACATAGTTAAAGTTAGTAAGAGAAGCTTGTAGCGTGCCAAGAATAGCAGCAAGTCTAACTTTACGAAGAAGGTCTTCTTCTGTGTCGCCCTGACGAGCTACTACTTCTGTAAGATTACACAGCTGCCCGTTTCTTAATTGGATTTCAGCACAAGGATTGCAACCAACAATACGATCACCATCACGGCGTTTAGGGGCCATAGAGCGAGCGCCACCCCGATTATAAATTCCACGTTCACCACTTCCTGACTTCATTAAAGCTGTCCACTCATCCATAAAGACCGCCATGGACGGTTTAGAATCATAAACAGCAGAGTTATTCGCTAGTGCTCTGTGAGCAGTAGTTTCCCACCAACGACCCGACTTACAGTCACGAATTTCTGGATCTCCAAGATCACTAAGACTAATTAGAGCAGAGCGCCGTACGCCCCCTACTACTACTACTTCAGCAATTTTACAAATAATATCGTGTACTTCTTGCGGCGTTAGTTTACGACCAGCAGCCTTTTTAAAGACTTCTGTTACAAACTTAAATAGTTCTACTAGCGGGGCAGGACCAGAAGCACGACCGCCCATAGTCTTTAAACGAGCACCTTCTGGACGAATAGCAGAGAAGTCCCAGTCATGCTCATTACCAAGATACAACTCAGCAATTAACTTTCTTAAACCTTTAGCCCAACCTTCTGCACTGTCTTCAATAGAGAGTACACGGTTAGACATGTTAAAAGTGTCATTAATAATTGGTAGCTTGTTTACGTACTGAGACTCGGCAGAGAAGCCAACTCCTGTACCAGCCATAAGAATAAAAAGAATTTCGTCAAAGACTCTAATGTGGTTTACTGCGGCAAAGCTACAGTTATAACCACGAAAATGATTTTGTTCTAGAGCAGTTCCAGCAGACCACATTGCTCTCATGGAGGGCATAACTTCTCTATTTAAAATAGCAGTGTGAACTTCCTGGAATTCTTCATCAGTAATGATGTTATCACTAACTCTAGCTTTCCAAAAGTTAACCAGTCTATCTACGGTCTCGATCCACGTTTCGCGACGATTTTCTTCGTCTATAAAACGAGAATAACGAGAAAGATGGATAAATGATTCGTAAGGTTTCATTCGTATTTCCTCTTATGTTTTTCTTGTGATTTAGTTTTAGGCTTTTTCTTATTAGGCACAACCCTTGGTTTATACTTAGGTTGCCTTAAGTCTTTGGCCATAGGGTTGCGCTTAGTAAGCATAGTTTATCCTTTAGATTTTTTCTTTTTAGGTTTCATAAAAGAAGTAAAAGGATCTTTAGCGATCACTGTTTGCTTTTCCCAAAGGTCTCTCATTTCTTCAAGTTGTGCTTCTGAAAACTTAGTAGTAGTCGCCTTCATTTCTTCAAGAAAATTGTTTAAGTGTTCTGTAGACTTTATATTAGCTTTAATAAAGTCTTCAAAGTAATTTTTAATATCCATAGTAGTCTCCTTAGTGTATTTGTTTGTTATAGTGCGCTAGTTCTTTATCTAAAAAGAGTTCTACAGACTTTACTAGCATTTCTCCGTCTTCCCCTACTTCTTCTCCAAACCCCCTTAACCACTCTTTAACTCCAACAGAAGCTCTACTAGTGTCTGCTGTTTGCATTAGTATGTAAATTAATCCATAGGCTAACTGTTTTTCAGCAAGAACTTCTTCAAGAGTTTCTTGTTCTTCTTTTTCTTTCACAGTTTTAACTCTCCTTCTGCAACAAACTCATCGTTACTTTTAGTAAGTCTACCTGTTTTAAAGTCGTAAGACATAGTACCAGAAGGACCAGTAAGGCCGGTGTAGCGACACTTTAATACCTTAGTTTGAATAGTATTGCGTTCAAGTTCTGTATCAGCACCAATATTACGAGCAAAAGCAATAATATCCATTGAGATTTGTTTAATAGAACCTGAGCCTTTAATATCATCCATAGAGGGTAGTTGACCATCTTCAAATGACTTTCCTTGATTACCTGTCTTACGCAAGTGACTAATAAGACCAATCCACACGTTGTACTTTTTTACTAAACCTAGTAAGTCATTCATAATCTTATCAATAGCCTCATTGCCAGTTAATCCTTCGGTGCCTTCTGAAGCCAAGATGGTGATATGGTCAATAAAAAGATACTTAGCCCCTGAAAGACACATATACTCAAGAAAATCCATAATGGATCCATCACTGATGCTACCTTGATGATCAAGAACAAGAAAGCGATCAGCGCCAAATACTTTATCAAAACCTTCTTCATAATCTTCGATAGAAATTTCTTCATTAGCAGGGTTCCTGTTTAGTGCTGCGCCAGCCATCTTCCTAACCGTCTCTGCCGGAGATTCTTCTAGAGAGATAATGCCGACCTTGTCGTCAGTTGTTTTCATTAGTGAAAGGGCAATCTCCCGAAGGAGAGTAGACTTGCCAGAACCAGTACCAGAAGTCCAAAGAGTAATTTCTCCTAGCCTCATGCCCTTAAGCTTCTCATTTAGCCCCTCCATTACTTCTGGATAAGGTACTGATTCCATTTCGTTATAATTTACAAACTGTTGCCACAGCTCGTCTTTAGTAAGAATTCCTGCAGGAGTATAAGAGACTGCATCGTAAATAGTCTTTAATACTTGATCAGGATCTTTAACCCAAAGATCGTTTGCATCCTTTTCGGAAGACTTAGCAATTTTTATTTTGTCGTATCCAATAATTCTAGCAGCTTCTTTAGTCGCTGTTTGACCAGCGTCATCCTTGTCGAGCCAAAGCACCACTTCATCAAAGTTACGTACCCAGTCACGGCAAGCAATAAGATCATTAGTGGAGCTGCTACTACGTAAGCTAACCACTGGATAAAATGTTTTATAGCGTTTATACCAAGCAGATTGCACCGCCATAGCATCGCATTCACCTTCTGTAATAACAAGTCGTTTACCTCCATTATATAAATTCATGCCAAACAAACCACCTTTAACTTTACCAACAGAGTGAAAAGTTTTAGGAAGCTTTCTAACTTTATAGCCAGCAAGTTCTGTGTTATCGTAAAACGGATAGTAGTGAGTATCTATTTCACCATCAAAATCATAAGAGCACTTTACTCCGTAATGTTCTGCTACTGTTTTATAAATACCTCTGTCTTTAAATCCGCGTACAGGATAGTCTTGTTCTATTTCTAGCAAGTCTGTAGTATCCATTTGGACCTCTTCAAAAGTTTCACTAGCACCCTCTTTAGGTGCAGGTATGTTTTTTCGAGAACAACTAGGGCTAAAACAATAAGAAGATCCGTCATCATAAAGTTGTCGATTATCTTTAGACCCACAGTACTCACAAGGTTGATTACTTTTTACTATTCGTCCCATTAATCTTCCTTCTCAAAGATGTTATATAACGTTTAGTTTTAAGTGTAGGTTCTTCTTTAGGAATAAACCTGATTGCTGCAATCTGACGATTGTAGAAAAAAGGAGTTCCATCCGATTTAGTAAGAGTCATACACTCAGAAACCATTTGAGAGTAAGCTTCCGAGTAGTACAACCCACCTTTTGTTTTGTAAAGATCTACAATAGTAAACGTAAAAGATTCTTTCTTGTAACGTTTAATATCTTCATTAAGTTGTTTAGAAGAACCAGTGTAAGACCTCCACTTCATTTCCTTTCCATAAGTTTTAGAACGTTTCTTTCCTAAATGTAAAAATTGTTTTTTACCCCAGTAATACTGGTTAGTTTTTAAATTACTTATACAATAAAGAAAGCCAAAATACTTAGTAGGGTCAAAGGGGTTAAATTCCCAATGACCCATTTCTTCTTTAGAGAGCAGCATTGTACTCCTCTCGACTAAAAGAAAAGTGATCACCATAGCTTCTCCAAATGTGTAACAACTTACCATTTAAAAGCATACGTTCAAAACCATCTTTAGGGTACTTGTTGTTATAAGCCTGAGAAACTATTCTTTTGTAGTCTTGTCTTTGGCTATAATCTGCAAGTAAATTTTGGGCTTTCTTTGGGCCAATTCCCTCAATTCCAGGAATGTTGTCAACAGAATCCCCCATAAGAAGTTGAGTCCAATAAAACCGTTCTGCATACTCTTCGCTAACTTCATAAATCTTGCCTTTTCTTCCGTTATAGTGTTTACCAACAATACAGTCAAGATCTTTGTCAATAGAATCAACAATATAGTCTTTACCGTTATTAACACACTCGTTTGCCCAAATACGTAGCTGATCATCAGCTTCATAGCCATTGCAGATAACACCCTCATGTTGATGATGAGCGTAAGCTTTTAGCATATCGAACCATTCTGGTTTATTTGAGCTAGACTTTATTCTAGACTTACTTCGTTTATACTCAGGGTAGAGGTTTACTCTAAAGTTATTAGGGCCACCAAGAGCCATTGCGTACTTGTCAGTCCAACACGCCTCTAAGTTTTCCGCTAACTTGTTAGTAAAGTTCTCTTGAGCCTCTTCTAATCCTTCTGAACCCCAAATTGAGGCATAAAGAAGAACATCTCCATCTATTAAACTAATCACAAGCTTTCTCCTTCACATTGATCACACTGCCACTCACTAACATCATTTCCATGTCTGCAAATGTACCAAGGAGTTATTTCAGAGCATACGTGACACCTTAACTCCTCTCCATGAATACTTGTACTGCCACAAGGCATAGAAACAAGTTTACCATGACCATACCTACTGGTTTCAACCCACTGATCTACTGTATTTTTACAACGCATAAACCCTCCTTAAGTTTTGATCATAAGCGATCACTATTTAGCCAATACTTTTCAAACTATTAGCCGTCTGTTTCTATTTCCAATATTTCAGTATTATATCTTTTGGCATAACGTTTCCAGTAACGTGTTATTTCTTCCCAACCAACTAAAATATTAGGATCCCTAGTTATCCAAATAAAGTCGTGTTCTTCGTCTTCAAAACGAAGTTCCATGTTAGAGTCGTCATGTAACTCTCCGTAGCAGTCTACCCCATTAATACTAATCATCAAAACTGTACTCCTCGTTTATGATTTCATCCATTAGTTTGTTTTCTTTTTCAAGAGCAACATTTCTTTCACGCAAAGTAACCGCTTGGTTTCTCCAGTAGTTTACTTCTTTTAGCAACTCTTGGTTTTCTTTAAACAATTCTTCAAACTGTGTCTCAACGTCAGGAATCATCAGATATTTCCTCATTTAAGCAAAATTCACAAAACTCACCTTTAGCGGGTCCACCGCAGCTTAAACATTCATACTTTTCCAAAAGCTTCTCTCCTTTCAAGTTTGTGATAGTTTTCAGTCATAATGTCGCTAAGTGTCCAACCATTTATACGAGCTAGTGTAGTAACATACCACAGTACGTCACCTAGCTCGTCTTTAAGTTCTTCTGAAGTACGTGCTAGTTGTACTTCTTTGGCTTCTTCTAAAAGACCATCAGGTAAGTTATAGTGATTTCTATGATTTTCGTCGTAAAAGTCAGAGATTAAATGTTCATACAGTTCTTTTTTCATGTATTTGTCTCCATGTTAAAGTTGTAAGCCAGTTCTAGTTGTTCAATTTTGTCTACAAGGTAATCTACCCTAAGCTGAATACTTTTCTTTGCATCATGAGGCTCTGTATCTAACAGACAGTCTAAGGCCATACGGTAGCCATAGAGTTCTTTGTTAAGGTTTTTGAGGCGGTAGTCTATTTGTCTGTTGTTTCCGAGGCTAGAATACATACCTTCGTCACCACTAGTACCCCACTCAACATCTTCAACACTTTCGTTACCTGCGTTGATACTTGCTGCAGCCATACGATACGCCTCTTCAGGACTAGTTGGACCATCAAGAGTCTTATCAAGGTATACAACGTAGTTATAACAGTTCATTTCTGGAGCGTAAACTTCAATGTCTACAATGTATTCGTTCTCTGTCTCTTTAATCATCTTCACGATTCCTTGTATCTAAAACCCAACCGTTACGAGTGTGAACGGCAGTAAACATTTTCGTACCATGCAATAGCCAAATAACAGGAAAGCCATGTTCGTTAATTTCCATATTACCTAGCTGTCTTCCCGAAAACTCAGTCCAGCCATGTTCTGTACTAAGGCTAGAGTCTATAATTTTAACTTTTATTTTTCGCATTCTTTTTAGTCCTTATAAAGTAAGCTCCTTCAGGGCTGTTCCAAGCGGCTAAAATGTCTAAAAATTGACTTCTAGTCATATGTATAAGATCATACTCCTCGTTAAGACCACAAAACTGTCTAATCCAAACGTCTCCCTCTTTATCTAACAAAAGCTCAACGTCTTCATGTTTTCCTGTATCATCTAAAGTAGTAATAATACAGTCTTTATCTTCAAACTCTACTGTAAACATTAAGCGTTTTCCTCTGCTGCTTCTAACCCGTGTTCATAGCCTTGGTCATACCCCATGTTATAACCTTCTACCATACCTTTACGATAACCGTTCTCAAAACTTCCTTCCATTTCAGTAGTGATGATTGTATCTTCGTCTTCAAACTCTACTGTAAACATTAAGCGTTTTCCTCACGTTCTTCATCTAAACGTTGCTCGTAACCGTGTTCGTGGCCTTGGTCATACCCCATGTTATAACCCTCATCATGGGCGTCTTGAGAACCGTCTACCATACCTTTAAGATAGCCGTCTTCAAACCTTTCTTCCATTTCAGTAGTGCGAGTCTCTTTAGAGAGCCGATACATTGCTGCCTCTAACGAGTCTAAATGGTCTAACATCTCTGAACTAACATCAATGTTATAGAATATAAGGTTTTTATGGAACTTGTCAAAAGCGTTTTCCATATGTTTTTCTAGCGATACAGTAACATTCATTTTCTATCCTTCCAGATTCTATGGTAAATGTTTTCCAAACCCTTTTTGTCAGGGTGTTTGCGTACCCACATGCCAGAGTCTGCCATGAAGTTCTTTTCAAACCAGTTGTCTAACTTACGATAACCAGTCTTTACATCCAAGTCTACTTCTAATGCCAGAGCGTCAAACTCTGCATCAGACATGATAGAGTCGTCGTAGTATTCATAGGCATAGGCGGCTACTGAAAGCCGTATCCTGCGCCTACGTTCTTGCTCTTTAATGTTCAACAGTCCAAGCCTCTACCCAGTAATACCAGTTATCTTCTTTAGCCCTTGAAAGGGCAGCAAAGTCTGCATCTTTTCTGTGTTTAAATAAAGCTCGACAACCAAAGTCACAAAGCAAAGCATACACAGTTTCTCTTTCATATCGTGGGATCATTATCTTCAGCCTCTTGATAGTTAGCTTTTACTGTATACTTCCCAGTAATTCTCATGTCAGCAGACTTACGCAGTTGATAAACAGCCCAACCGTGTTTCCATTCTGGTTGTTCAAAAATATAAGACACTTTATCTTCTAAGTCTCTTAATCGCTTTTCGATGTTGCTCATTAAGCTCTCCTTGCCTTTTTAAGACTTCAAACTGATCTTCAATATCTCTTGTTTGCTCTTTAACCATTTCCTTTTCTATTTCTAAAGAAGTTGACTTTTTTATAAGCTTATCCCAGTTCATGAGGATATCCTACAAGAGTTACTGTAATTTTATGCCACATGCCTTTGTAGACATTTTCTGCTATTCCATTAACATTCTCATAAGTTTCTTTAAATGAGCTAAAAGTTTCACCTACTGGTATTTCCAACTCACTGCCGTCTACTGCTGTAACATAAATATAAGCTTGATATTCGTTCATGTGGTTTACCTTTCTGTTACAAAATATTTGCCCGTGTCACAGAAGTAAGTCCAAGACTCATGAGCATCTGTGTATTCTTTACCTATTTCTTGGAGTTGTCCAAGGTTTTCTGCTCCCCCATCTTTCCAGTCAAGGTAAGCGTGTAATCGTTTAGGGTTACGAGGATTTACAGGGTGTAGCTGCATAAAGCACTCTTGGTTTACAACAAAACGACCTTCAATAAAATAACGGTCAAAGTCTTGTTTGCGTAAACAATAAGAGTATTCTAGCTCATTCATCCAAGAGCCAACACATAACCGAACGTTTTCTTTTATATTTCCTAAAGCTTTTAACTCGTTTACTCTTTTCATAAACTTATATTGAACATAAGGATCAGCCCCGTTATCAAGAGCAAAAATAGTCCAAGTATCAGTGTACATCATAGTAGTCCTTCCCAATTTTACAATCACCGCAAGTCATGATGTCAATGCCTAGCTCTTTTGGTGCTTCTTCAAAAGCTTGCATTATGATTTCTTTTGCTTGTTTTGCTTGATCACTCTTAACTTCATACGTTACTTCGTCATGATAAAACAAAGTAATTGCAGCATCAATGTTAGCTGCTTTGAGTTGTTCATGTGCCATAGCAACAGTGTACTTCATCACTACTGCTTCAGCACCTTGAATAAGGTAGTTTAGTGCTTTATGTCGCTCATCTGCTTTTAATACAATAGGGCGTCCATCAAGACCTTCAATCCAACCTCTTTCTTCAATATCTCCGTTAACCCTTTCAATTAACGCTGCTAAAGCTGGAAGTGCTTTCTTGTACTTATTCATTGACTTTTTAGTTTCTTTAAGACTCTTGTCAATATAGCCACTAAGTTTTTGAGCACCAGCGCCATACAAGTAAGCAAAGATAAACCTTTTAGCTTGAGGTCTTGTACAACCAAGAATATCTGCGTTCATTTGATGAACGTCTCCGTTAAGAACCGTATCAGTAAACTTAGAGTCTTCCATGTAGTGAGCTAACAACCGTAGTTGACAAGCAGCAGAGTCAGCAGAAACTAATCTATACCCCTCTTTAGAAATAAACAGACTTCTAAACTCTTTGCCAAGGGTAGCTTGTCCTGATGGTAAGTTAGCAATAATCTTATGTGTTTGTCTAAAAGTCGGTGTACCAATGTTAAACACATCACCGTGTAGTCTACTGTTTTCGTCAATGTGAGGAAACCAGCCCTGAAGAATACTCCTACGAGATCTTAGAGTATAGTATTCCATTAGTATTTTTCCTACACCTCCGAGTCTTTCCAAGCTAGAGTCGGAGAGTTTTGCGGAAGTTTTGAAGAACTCTTTTCCTCTCTTTTTCCAATTCCACTCATCAGGTTGCCACCCGATAGAGTAGAGGTAATCTTTAACCGTATCAGTATTACCGATGTCACCAGCTTCAAACTCAATGCGAGTATAACTATCCCAAATGGGTAGTGAAGACTTACTGCCCAAATCGTAGATGCACTTAGAATCAAGGCCGAACCAACTACTAGTGTGCGCAGCGTACTTTCCTGCTTTTGTGAACTTCGGCTCTTTGTATTCAGCGTCAGGCCACGGTCCAAAGGGGTATCCTTCTTTGTCATAACCAATAATCCCCTGTGATTTTAATAGTTCAATTTCTTTTTTAATCTTTCTAACGCTAGAGTCTTTAGCAACAACTCTAACGCCTAGCAAGCTGTTAATTTCTTCTTCCATTTCCTTCATTTTTTCTGTAATAGTTTGATGAAGTTCTTTAGCAGCTTTTAAGTCAAACAACCAACCATTACTGCACTGCTCTTCCATAATGGCATCCATGTCCATTTCATTGCGTAAAGCCCGT